GTACCAGAGGCTGATGGAAGATGCGGTGGTCACGGGCACGGGCGTATGCGAGGTGTTCTGGGACGAGGAAGCCGACGAGGGGGAGGGCATGGTCAGTGTGCTGGCATGGCATCCGGAGGACTTCTACCCCGATCCGGCGGTTGAGGACCTGCAGGACGGCAGGGCGTGCTTCAAGGCGACGAGAACGACGGTTTCCTGGGTGACGGAGCATTACCCGCTCTCGCGCGGCTATGTGCAGGAGGACCGATACGCCCGGGAAGAAGAAGCGGAGGAAAACGACCCCGACGCGAGGGTGACGCTGATTGAATACTGGTACAAGCGATACGACGCGCAGGCGAAAAAGAACCGCGTGCACATGGCGCTGATGGCGGGCGGAGCGCTGCTCTACAGCACGGAATACGACTACGGCACGGCGCGGGAGGGCGAGTTTGCGCAGGGCGTATACGCGCACGGGAAATACCCGTTTACGATGTTCAAATACAGGAACGTATGGCGTCAGCCGTTCGGCACGGGGCTGATTCACGACTATCGGGAAATACAGCACACGATCGATCGTTACATCAAGTACATCGACGACAACGCGAGGCAGTCGAGCGTACAGCGGCTCTTCATCCGCAAGGGCAGCGGCATCAATCCCGACGAAATCGCGGACATGAGCCGCGTGATCGTGGAATGGGAGGGCAGCGACATCCGCGAGGTGATGCAGCCGGTACAGGCGAGCCCGATCAACGGTCAGGTGTACCAGATGATGCAGTACCTGTGCGACACGATGAAGCAGGACAGCGGACAGAACCAGTTCACACGTGGCGAGGGCGGCATGGGCGTGACGGCGGCGAGGGCGATTGAGGCGCTGCAAAGCGCGGGCGGCAAGATCACACGCTGGCACACGGAGCTGTTCAAAGAGGCGTTCAGGGAAATGGTGGAACAGATCCTGTGGGTGATGAGCGAATACCTGACGCCGGGAAGGACGCTGCGCATTGTCGGCGGATGGGACCAGGCGGGGAGCATGCAGGAGAGGATTGTGGAGCTGCTCGCGCCGGACAGACAGGGCGACAGCCTGCCCAGACCCGCATATACGGTGCGCGTGCAGACGCAGAAGAACACGCCCGGACAGATTCAGGAGGCGAACGAGTTCCTGCTCAAGTGCGCGGAGATATGCGCGCAGTACGGGCAGCCGCTGCCTCCGCAGAGCGTAATCGGACTGATGGAGGGCTACCGCACGAAGGGCAGCGTGCTGCGGGCGGTAGAGGAAAACGCAAAGAGCTTCCAAGCGGCGAAAGACATGCCGCATGAAGAGAAAGGAGAATGAAGATGGACAACTACATGCAGGAGGAGATGGCGCAGGCCATGGAACCGGCGGAGGACGCGGGCGAGGTGAGCGCGAAGGAGCTGGGCGCAGGGCTGGCCGAAGAGGCGCATACGCGCCTTGAGGAGGAGAGCCTTGATGAGCGCGAGGCGGCGATGCAAGCCGTTCGTGCGGGAATCGGCGAGCTGTTTGAAGACGGCTGGACCGCGCAGGAGCTGACCGCTTTTTCCCAGAGCCCGATCGCGAGGGAGGCCATCGCCGGGGGCAAGAGCGTGGCGAGAGCGGCATGTGCGTATCTTCGCGCGCAGCAGGCGGCGCCCCGCAAGAGCGGCGTGCCGACGGCGAGGACGATCGCCACGGGCGGCTACGATCAGGGGAACCCGATCGAGCACATGACCGACGCGGAATTCGACGCGTTTTCCCGAAGGGCGCGCGAGGCGGCGATGGCGGGACGCAAGGTCAGAATCTGACCGAAAGACGACGGACGACAATTGAAAATCAAAGGAGGAAATGACAAATGGCGAATCTCAACACGAGCACCGCTGCCGGCCTGACGCCCGGCATGCAGACCTATTACAACCGTGAGCTGCTGCGCACGTTTGAACCGGAGCTGGTTCACCTGCAGTTCGCCGACGAGCATCGCATGCCGCAGGGCAGCGGCCTTGTGATGAACATGCGCAAGATTGTGCCGCTGGAGACGAAGACGACGGAGCTGACCGAAGGCGCCCCGGGCGACGGCGTGATGCTGGCGGAGACGGAGGTGACGGTGGAGCTCAAGCAGTACGGCGAATACGCCCGCTGCAGCGACAAGCTGGATCTGTCCCACTTGGACATGAACATCATGCGCAAGACGAAGCTCTTCGGCGACGCTGGCGCGCGAAGCATCGATGCGGTCGTGCGCGAGGAGCTGGCGACATGCCCGAATGTGATCTATGCCGGCGGCAAGACGACGCGCAATGCGCTCACGCCGGAGGACAAGCTCTCCAGCAAAGAGCTGCGTAAGGCGGTGAAGATGCTCAAGAAGGCGCACGCGCAGACCTTCGGCGGCTACTACATCGCGATCGTCGGCCCGGATGCGCTCTACGACCTGCAGGACGACGAGGCGTTTGTGAAGGTTTCTCAGTACCAGAACAAGGAAGCGATCTTTACGGGCGAAATCGGTCGGCTGTTCGGCTGCCGCATCGTGGAGACGACGGAAGCGAAGATCTTTGAAGGCGCGGGCGCGGACGGCGGCGATGTGGCGAGCGTGATCGTGCTGGGCCAGTATGCGTACGGCGTGACGAGCTGGAAGGGGGCAAAGCCGCGCGTGATCGTTAAGCCGGCGGGCAGCGCGGGCACGGCGGATCCGCTCGACCAGATCAGCACGGTCGGCTGGAAGATGGACGGCTTCGGCGTGAAGCTGCTTCAGCCGGAATACGCGGTGCGCATTGAATGCGGTTTCACGGCGTGAGCGGAAAGCAGCAGCAAAAGCGGGCGGCCGACGGCCGCCCGCGATTCCCAACATCATTGATCGACAAGCGAGGAGGAAACAACATGGCGATGAATACGACCAAAACGCTGGAACGCACGAGCACGGTGCTGGGCCGCAAGTGCGAGGAGACGGAAAAGAACATGGACAAGCTGATGCGCGAGGCGCTCTGCCCGGGGGCGAAGATGGTGACGGTGACGATTCCGCAGGCGCCGGGCTGCAGGGACGATGTGGTGTTTGCGGGCCTCAACGGCGCGGGCTTCTACTTCATGCGCGGTAGGACGGTGCAGATGCCGGAGCCGGTGGCGCAGATTCTGCGCAACACGGGTGTGATCGCGTAAGGAGGATAAGATGACGCTCAGCCAGATTATGACGCTGGCGCTGCGCCAGCTGGACGAGGACGCGCAGGACATCAGCGAATACGACGGCGCGTTCAAGGCATACGCGAACATCGGATACGAGATCGCCGTGCGGGAATATGTCAAGCCGCGGGAACACCTGCAGCTGCGCACGGACGAACAGGGCGAGGCGGGCATCGAGGACGGGCAGGTGGTCCGGGTGATCGATGCGAAGGATGCGCGCAGCGGAAGGCCGGTCGCCTTCGCGCTGACACAGGACGGCAGGAAGATTGCGACGGGCGAAAAGAACGCGAGGCTTGACGTGCTTTGCCAGGTGCGCTATCCGCAGATGACGGAGGAGACGGAGGAACCCCGGCTGCCGGAATACGTCCATCATGCGCTGGCGGATTACATCTGCTACAGGCATTTGTCCTCGGGCAGCATGGCCAAGCAGAGCAGGGCGCAGTTCTTCCTGTCGAGCTTCTATGCGGCGATGCGGATGATCCGCCCGGAGGGCATGGGAAGCGTGAAGGATTACAAAAACCTGTACGCGGCGACGGACATCAGGGTTGTGAGGTGACGGGGGATGGCGGTGAGCGAAAGGGACTACGAGGGCAGCTTTGTCATCCCCGCGCCCAAAGGCGTTTACCAGGCGGCGGGAGACACGAATGTCAGCACGGACTACGCCTACAGAGCGCACAACATCCGAACGGAGCACGGACTGCTGGCGACGAGCCGCGGAACGAGCCGCGCGCTGCCTGCGCTGGGGGCGCCGATTGAGACGCTGACGCGGTTTTACAGGCGGACAAGGCCGGACGATCCGGAAGTATTCGTGGCGGCGGCGGGCGGAAAGCTTTACACCTACACGATGGGCGCGGAAGGATGGATCATCCGGGGCGAAGGATACGCGAGCAGCAAATGGAGCTATGTGACATATGAAGCGGTCGAGGACGGGCAGACGGTCGACGTGCTGATTCTGTCAAACGAGAAGGACGGCATGGTCGTGATCTACGGCAGCGATCTGAGGGCGGAAAAGAAGACGATGACGATCGGCACGGATTACGCCGAGGTAAAATTCGCGGTGCTGGGCCGGTACGCAGAGCGCATCTGGGGAACGGGCGCGCCGGGCTATCCGGACAGCGTGTTTTATTCAAGGCCGTACGACCCGTTTGACTGGACGACGGAAACGCAGACGCCGGAAATGGGCGGCGGCGTGATCGCGCAGCCGACGTGGGACGGGAAATCGTTCATTGCGCTGACGACGTTTGGCGGCTATCTGCTGGCGGTCAAGCAAAGGACGGTGTTTGAAATCCGGTGAACGGACCCGAGCAGCTTCACGATCACG